ACTTAAACGAATTATGGATAGTCAGGAGTATAAAGAAATTTTAGACCTTCCTGCAGAAGAAGGAAGTAACAATACACTACGAGAATTACTTTCTACTTACGAAAAAGAGATGCAAATTAATAACGCTATTGTACAACAAGCAGAAGCAGATGCTGCTAAATCTGGATACGAAACAAGTCATTTTTACACTTTAAATGTTGACGAAAATGGTAATACAGAATTGTTAACTGTAGACCAAACAGATCTTGACACTACAAGTGGCGTCCTTGCTGATAGATTAATGGAACCACCTGCAAGATCTGGTTATTCCGGATACTTGTTAGGTGATGGTATTCCGCCAAACGGAGAAGCATTTGGGCATGGTATACAATTCCCTGCTAGTCCGTCATTACAAGATTATTTTTTAAGGACTGATTTCTTGCCAAATAGATTATTTCAATACGATGGAAATCGTTGGGTTAAAGTAGAAGATGCTGTACGCATGACATTGTCAAATACTAATGATAGATTGCATCAGAAAGGTACATTTATTAACAATACTAACACTGATACTATCGCCGGCGAAGTTGTTGAAGAACGTCAGAGCCTATCTGAAGCACTAAGACCTAAGGCGGATAACTAATGCAGCACTTTTATGATGGTCAAATAAGACGATATATAACTCAGATTGTACGTTTAATGAGTCACTTTACTTACAAAGACAGTAGTGGCAACTTAGTACAAGTTCCTGTAATGTATGGTGATATTACTAGACAAGTTGGTAGTATTCTACGCGACAACTCAGAAAATAAAATTCCTAGTGCGCCTCGTATGGGTGTATATATTACCGGGCTTGAAATGGATACTACTAGATTAGCAGATAGTAGTTACGTTAGTAAATTAAATATTCGTGAACGTGCATATGATTCTAATAATGATGAATACCTTAATGAACAAGGAAAAAATTATACAGTAGAACGTCTGATGCCAACTCCATATAATCTTACAGTCAATGTGGATATGTGGTCAACTAATACAGATCAAAAGTTACAAATATTAGAACAAATATTAATGTTGTTTAACCCTAGTTTAGAAATACAAACTACTGATAATTACATTGACTGGACTAGTTTGAGTGTTGTAAACTTAGAAAGTATTTCTTGGAGTAGTAGAAGTATACCAGTAGGTACAGAAAGTGAAATTGATGTTGGTACATTAACATTTAAAACTCCAATATATATTTCACCTCCAGCAAAAGTTAAACGTTTAGGTGTCATTAGATCTATTGTTACAGGTATATTTGATAGCGTAGGAGAATTAGAAGATGCTATACTAGGCGGCATTGCTATACGCGGTGAAGGACCAGTATCGTATAAAGGTGACGATGACATTTATATTAATCCTGAAGGTTTTGTAACTCCTAGTCAAGATGTACAAGCACACAAATCTCCACATTACCCTTATCACAGTGAAGAAGAATTAACAGTCTTTGCATCAACACACAGTCAAGCAGGATTATTAGTTTTAAATAACACTGCTCAACTAATTACTAAAGGTGTTGTAGGGCAATTAAATTGGAAAGCATATTTGGCAGATATGCCTGGAGTGTTTACGCCCGGGTTAACTGAAATTAGAATAAAGCGTCTTGGAATAGATAACGAGATTGCAGGAACTATTGCAATTGATCCAACAGACGACACTACTGCAATTATAAATTGGGACTTTGACACTATTCCAAGCGACACTATTATTACAGGACCTCTTGGTGATTCAGCAAAAGTTAATTATATTATAGATCCGCAACGTAACAACCCAATTGCATTTAAAAATCCTGGTACACGTATATTATTATTAAATGATATTGGTGACGCAAGTAATTCAGATGGTCCCGATGGTTGGAAAAATAATGACAATTCTGATTTTGTAGCAAGCATTAATGACATCGTTGAATGGGACGGTTCTAAATGGAACATAGTCTTTGATGCTTCATCTGCTACGAATGAAATCTATACTACTAACTTAAACACAGGTGTTCAATACAAGTATAATACTGATACTGCTGAATGGGTACTTTCTTTTGAAGGAGAATATCCAGTTGGCACTTGGCGCCTAAAATACTAAGATAACTATTAGTATGAATAATAAAATAGTTTGTAGTGGTGCCATCTTTTATTCTGTAAAGACCCAGCGTTTTTTATTCCTTTTGCGAAATAAAAAAGTGCCTAATATTTGGGGACTAGTTGGTGGAGCAAATGAAGGATACGAAACACCTTGGGAAGGGTTAAAACGAGAAATCCAAGAAGAAATTGGATCGTTACCTGTTATTAAAAAAGTACTTCCTTTAGAAACCTTTGTATCAAATGATACTGTTTTTAAATTTCACACATACTTATGTGTAGTAGAAGAAGAATTTATTCCTGAATTAAATGACGAGCATTGCGGATATGCATGGTGTGATTTTAATCATTGGCCAAAACCTCTTCATCAAGGACTCAAAAGTACACTTCAAAATAAAGTAATTCTTAATAAATTAAAAACTGTATTTCAAACAATTACATTGCTTGACAATCAGTAAAAAATATAGTATACTAATAGTATGAAAGTCTTAGTTATTGGTGATGTAATCACAGACAAATATATTTACGGCACTTCAACTCGTATGAGTCCTGAGGCTCCTGTACCTATTGTAAACCTACAGGAAGTAAAAACTACTGTGGGCGGCGCTGGACTTGTATTTTCAAATTTAAAAAACTTAGGTGTAGATGTTAAGTTACTTAATTTGTCAAATCCACAATGCATTAAAATGCGTGTAATTAGTAACGGACATTACATTACTAGAATTGATGAAGATTATATTACTGAGGGTGCAGATAAAACTATTCTGTCAAAAGACTTTAGTGAATATGAATATGTAATACTAAGCGATTACAATAAAGGTGTATTAGATAATACACAGGCTATTATAAAACATATTAATAGTTTTGGTTGTAAAATTATTGTTGATCCTAAACGTCACGCAGACAACTATCTAGGTGCATGGTTAGTTAAACCTAATGCAAAAGAATTTACAGAACTAGGCTTTGATAAATGGCAAGGTAATATCATTACCACTTATGCTGATAAGCCATTAGTTGCTACTATTGACAATGAAAAGTATGCGGCATTTCCAGACGAAGTTGAAGTTAATGATGTTACAGGAGCAGGTGATTGTTTTCTTGCTGCCTTTGTGTATGCATTAACACTTGGCAAAGATTACTTAACCTGTTTAGAAACTGCTGTTAAAGCATCAACAGAAAGTGTTAAACACGTTGGTACATACTTGCTTAGTAAAAAAGACTTAGAAGAAACTGTAGTATTCACAAACGGTGTGTTTGACATACTGCACAAAGGACATTTTGAACTACTAAAACAAGCTCGCGCATTAGGCACTAAACTTGTAGTAGGTATTAACAGTGATGCAAGTGTTAAAAGATTAAAAGGCGAAAGTCGTCCTATTAACGATGAAAAAACAAGAATAGAACAACTTGAAGCATTACCTTGGGTAGATGAAGTGTTTGTGTTCAACGACGACACACCGTATAACTTAATTAAAAGATTAAATCCTGCTCTTATTGTTAAGGGCGGGGATTATACTGTAGAAACTGTAGTAGGGCATGACTTAGCACCTGTGCATATTGTACCTACAGTTAAAGGGTATTCAACAACAAAAATTATAGAAAACAGCAGATGAAAATATTAGTAACAGGATATAAAGGATTTATTGGAAGCAATATTGCATTGTATTTGATGAATCAAGGACATGAAGTTGAAGGATGGGACTATATTCCTAATATTGTTCCTAGCACTGAAGGTTATGATTGGTGTATACACGAAGGTGCAATTAGTTCAACTACGTATACAGATGTCAATCAAATATTAGAACAAAACTTTGAGTTTAGTGTTCGCCTAGCACAAGTATGTGAAAATTTTGGCACTAACTTACAATATGCATCAAGTGCTAGTGTATATGGTCCAACTACACATTTTACGGAAGATAAAGATTTACTTCCACAAAGTCCGTATGCATGGTCAAAATATTTGTTTGATAGATTTATTAATCAATACGTTAACGAGTTTAATATTACTATTCAAGGCTTCCGTTACTTTAATGTTTACGGCGGTTATGGAGAAGCACATAAAGGCGATATGGCTAGTCCATATACTAAGTTTACTAAACAAGCAAAAGAAGATGGTATTATCAAAGTATTTGAAAACTCAGAGAACTATAAACGTGATTTTGTTTGTGTAGAAGATTTATGTAAACTACACGAAAAAATGTTTGATGTAAACACAAGCGGCATTTTTAATGCAGGTACCGGTGTTGCTAAGAGTTTTGAAACTGTAGCACAAGCCATTGCTAAAAAACATAATGCAGCAATTGAATATATACCAATCTTTGAAAATTTAAAAGGTCAATATCAAGAATATACTTGTGCTAACCTAGATAAATTAAATTCTGTTGTAGATATGAAATGGACTGATATAAAGGATTACATAAATGAGCACTGATACAAAGCGATTATCTGGAGTAGTTCAAAAGGGGTGGGGTTATGAATTAATTTGGGCCACTAACGACAAATATTGCGGTAAAATTATGTTCTTTGAAAAAGCAGGAAGTAAATTTAGTATGCATTTTCATAGAGAAAAAGACGAAACCTGGTTTGTAAACAACGGAAGTTTCCGTTTACGTTATATAGACACGACTACTGCTACATTGTACGAAAAAGATCTTAAAGAAGGTGATGTATGGCACAACCCTCCATTAATGCCGCATCAACTTATTTGTCTTGAAGACGGTTCTAGTATTACAGAAGTTAGTACACCCGATAGCGTAGAAGACAATTATCGTATTGCACCAGGTGATAGTCAGAAGGTAGTTGAAAATGGAAAATGAACCAGTAATCCGTTGGAGCTCTGATATTAAAAAATTAGTAGAAGAGAGCGAAAAAAATTCTAGCATTGTTATTGGCATTGATCGTGACGGTACTATTAATAAAGACTTAGGAACATATGTTACCCGGCCAGAAGACTTTGACCCTATACCAGGAAGTTTAGAAGCAATGGCATTACTAAGACGAAACAATTTCAAAATAGTTATTATATCTAATCAAGGCGGTATTGAAAAAGGTATTATGACTCAACAAGATGTTGACCGTGTGCATGATTATATGTTTAAATTATTAGGAGAAAAAGGATGTCCTAGTATCGATGCTCTTTACTACAGTGCCAGCAGCAGAAAAGGCGACGAATGGGCTAAACCTAACGTAGGTATGTTTAAACGTGCCGAACGTGAAAACAAAAATATTAAATTTTCTCGCGGTGGGTATTATGTAGGCGATAAGATTACAGATCTAAAAGCCGCAATAAAAATAGGTGCAAAACCTATTCTAGTTCGTACTGGTTATGGAAAAGAAACCGAAGAACTTATTAATAAAAGATTTGCTTATAAAGAAATTAAAAAAGTAACAACGGTATATGACGATCTACATTCTTTTGCTAAGGCAATAACACTCTAGTTTTAAATTCAACTGGTACGTTTCTAAAATTGCATTTAGATTGAATATAATTTTGTACTTTGTAGTATTCTGTATTTACTATCATTCCTTTTTCGTCGTCCCATTCAAGTAAATCTGCAGATTTCATAGATGTTGCACTTGTCATTGTTTTTGTTCCAAGTGCTTCGTTAATTTCATCTTGATACTTTGTTGATAGTTTGTGTAGTTGTAATCTATTTAATTTGTTTTTGTTCTTCCAATCTACAATTCCTTTTCCTGTAAAAAGGTCAATTGGTATTATTACTTCGTATCCGTAATTTTCTGGGTTTAATGCTATCTTACTGTTGTTACCTTTATAACGCTTATCGTGGATATCCAATTCTCTAATTCTTACACTTGTAGGTACAGTAGGATGTGCTTTAAACCAATCTACTGTGCTTTGTATTGATTCTAATGTATCTTCCGGTAATCCTAATATTATATTAATAAAAAATGTATGTGTAGGGAATCGTTCTCTAAGATAAATTAAAAATTCTTTTAACTTTTCTGGATCTGCTCCTTTTCCTACAGCACTACCGCTTGCTTTATTAAATGTTTCAACACCAAATGTAAATGATGTCCAGCCTATTTGATCTATTAGGTCAACCATTTCAGGTTTTGCTCTTAACAAATCTAATCTTGCATAACTCCAAAATTCAAACGGTATTCCAGTTTCATCACGAATTTCTTTTATGATTTTCATTTTGTCAACACTGTCATTAAATGTATCATCTACAAACATAAATTTTGTAGATCCATATCTTTTATAACGATTAACTATTTCTGCTTTAATGCTTTCTTTTGGTCTAATGTATGTTCCGGGACGTTTTCCTAAATGTGCAAAAGAACAAAAATGACAATGAAACATGCACCCTCTAGAAATTTCTATTGGAAATACTTCATCATCTTCAATAAAATCTATATTTGTATAACTTACAGGTATATTTCCTAAATCTATATTGTTATAGTCTTTATCAGCATTTACTAGTTTCATACCATTTAACATTGTGTAAGTTAAAGGTTGATTGTTAACTATGTGTTCGTGTATAGCAATGACAGCAGAATCTGCATATCCTTCACACACAATGTCAATGTCTTCGCTAGTATAATAATGTTTTGCTAGGTCTATTGAAGGGCCGCCAACAACTATTGGAATATTTTTACTTTTAATATGCTGAATTATACGCATCTCAAATTCTTGTGATGCCATAGTTAGCACACCGGTATTATTACTAGCCTTTGCTGATCCAGATTGACTCTCTCTTAATTTTTGTTGCGGTAAGGTAAATTTAGAACTAAAACCAATCCAGTCAATTGGTGTTAATTTTATTTTATTAAGATATTTTATTAAAGTTGTTTTAGGTAAAACTTTTTCCCAGTGCCGAAAAAAATCAATAACTTCTACCCTAACTCCGTGCGCTCTTAATGCTGATGCTATCCTATATGCCCCAATACTTCTATTGGGGACTTGAGGACTATCATTGAATATAATTACCATGCATTATGCCTGTGCTTCGCTCCACTTTAACACAATGTTTGCTGGTGTTGTAGTTCCACTAACTTTATACACGTTAATTGCTAATACATCAGGACCATTAGGGAATGTACCTCTACCACCTAACGGTGTATTAGTAATTTCTTTCAATTGGTCTAAACTTAGTGTAGAACGCTCTCCTGGAACCGCAATGAATGAGAACACAGTTTCGCCAGGCAGTGCATAAGGTGGTTGGTCAAATGTAAATTCAACCGTTCCAGTGCCATTTGCTAACGTACCCGTAAATGGATTATTAAATTGTACTTCATAGTATTGTGTTCCTGCCCATTCTTTTAACACTACTTTGTTAATAAATGTTGACGGAGGAAATGATACTGTTCCACCACTAGTTACACTAGTGCCGATTGTTGCTTGTGTACTCTGAAATGATGCTACATTAAGATATGCATAGTTTCTGTTTACTAGGTCTGTACTTAACGTAAGTTCATATGCATCAGTAGTATTTGCAGAAACAGTTCCGCTAGTTTTTTGACTTAATCTAAAGTATGCATAATTACCTGTTGGATCTACATATCCGCTGTTAACTACAGCACCAGTTACAGTGTTACCACCTGATATAGATTTACCAATAACAGGACTTAAATCTGTGCTACCAAACGTAGTTCTATAATCACTAGCATTTATGTAAATGTACTCAGAATTATTACCGCTGTTATATATTCCTGAATTTAGAAGTGCTGTTTGTGTTGCTAGTGCGGTTGCTGTACTATTAGTAGGAACAACACCTGTTGACCACTCTACAGAAGTACCCGAAGCAATCTGAGCAAAACTTGGCTGTCCACCTTGTGCAAATGTTGCTAGTCCTGACCAGCCAACATCGTTTGGATTAACAGGATAATTTTGTGGATTTAGTACGCCTTCAACAACAATACCACCTGTACCTGTGTCTGATGTAATTTCAATACCGTCAAGTAATAACTGCGCACGGTTTAACAAATCTCGTTCACCCAAATCTCCAATAACAGCGTTAGATACTGACGGTGCTAATCGTAATAAGAATGCAGTTTGTTTAGTTGTTGTTACTTGAACATCTGTTTCAGCGTATGAGAAAATATAACCACGGTCATAATCAAATCCGCCGTCTGTTAAGAACGCTGAACCCCAGTGGCTAATTAATGGCGTAATTGTACTACTGATTAAAATAACACCAGTTCTAGCAAGGTGTGTAGTTGCTTCGCCTGCACTATATATTCTACGTGATCCTGCTTGGAAGTTTGTAAATGTTGCACCTCTTGTTAAATTACCTAATTGGTTAAGAGATTTATTATTACTAGTAAAAGAAATAATTTCATTGTCAATATAAACAACTCCACTATCTGGGAAGAAACTCGTATCTTCCAATGTCATAGTATTCTGTGTACCATCAAGTATTGGTTCTGCAAGTTTACCTGGAGGTCCTTCATTAGTAACTTCGTAACGCACAGGCAAGTTACCTGAACGCATGAACGCCTCAGTATTAACGTTACTGTTACGCATTCTGTGACAGAATATAAAATTACCGTCTTGTCCACGTGCCATGTAGTCAATAAAACCAGCGCCGTACCATGAATATTGGATTCCAATCATCTGCATCTTAGCAGGATCCATGTCGTATCCACTTGGCCCTGTTCCGTCTAAACGATCTAAATTCCACTCTGATTGTTTGACTTTTTTGTCAAAAACTACCATAGCCTTAGCACCAGCAATATCATTAACTCCGCGGAAGTCAGGCGTTATGTATAATTCATTTTGATCTGTTACACTTGAAACGACGTGTGTCATACCGCGTATAATAATTCTATCACCAGCACTTAATTGATCTCTAAAACGCGAGTTAGTACCTGTAACAATATTTGAATCCGCATCAACTGCAATAGTTCCTGCTAGTTGATATGTACCTGTTCTTTGAACAAGATTTAATTGTGTTCCGTCATATTCCCAAAAAATTCCGTTTTGATCATCAAATACACCAGCACGTACAGTTGAACCATGCCAACTTACTACACTCATTTGAGCATTACGACCAAACACTGCATCTGTTGATCCTAAACGTCGTTGTGCGTATACTTGGAAGGTTCTTTCGTCTACCACATTAATAACTTCATAATCAAACTCAGGGGGTGTTCTTGTTTCTGGGCCGCTGTTATATCCTGGTGTTTCAATATCAATTAAACGAATAATTCCGCCTTCTTGCACACCGTGGTCGTGATCATCGGTAACAATAGTAATTGTACTTCCAACTTCAACGCCATCAGCAGTAACACTACGTAAATCGTAACTTGGTGCAAATAGCGCACCAGTTGTATACATAATACCTTTACCTGATTGGTAACGAATATACTTTTTACTTTGACGAATTGCTTGCGCACCGTGTTGTGGGCCACCTGTTCCTAACATAACGCCACCATCAAATGGTCTATGTGTAAAGAACGAATCTGGTTTTGGATACACAGTACCAATTATATTATTAGTAGAAGTATCAATTGCACCTGCGGCACGAGCTTGATAATTTATCTTATTTAAATCAGGTATTACTGAAACAATAAAAGATCCTGCTGCTAGTTTATGATTGTTAACGCCGTCATCACTATCTACTGTAACAATAAAACTTGAACCAGGAACTAGTCCATGACGATTTGGAAAATCAACCTGAATTGTTGCTAGTGCTTCGTAACTAATATCATCACCTGTTGTTAAGTAACCTGTTGTTGGTTCAGATAATGTTACTGTAGCAATTAAAGGAAGTTGTGTTCCTGCTGCAACTGAAGTATAATCAGCAGTAAATGTTTGAATAGCACCTGCTCCATCAACTGAATCGACAGTTATTGTAATTGCTTCTTCGGAAGTTCCATCTAGTGTGGCACCAGGTACACTTAAAATATTACCTACATCATAATTGACGCCGCCGTTGGTTAAGGTAATATTATACGAACCTAGCACACCGTCTCTATCAATATCCATAACTGCACCAGAACCTGTTCCTGGAACAAGGGAAGGTACTAAACTAGTAGCAAGATAATAATCACTTATTGCAGTGCCTGATATACTTGCAGATGTTATTGCGCCTCGGTTAGGCGAATTATCAGCACCAACTCCAGTTACAGTTATTATTGCGTCGTTAGTTGGTGAATCACCTAATAAATCAACACCGGAAACTGCAAATGTTTGTCCAAGGCCGTAATTCGCGCCATCATCGGTTATAGAAGTAATACTGTATGTTCCTGCAGAAATAGTAACTTCAAATGTAACGCCTGAGCCAATTAGATTACTAGCAGATCTATTAAGAACTGTTTGCGTATTTACAGCAGTACCTACAATATCAAATAATGTAACTCCGCCTAAACCGTTAATAGTAGATACTGTTAAAACTAGATCATTAGTGCCTGATGCGCCGCCTAATACCGAACCGTCAATGGTTACAGTATCACTAGGAGCAAAGTTTTGCCCAGGTGTAACAATGCTAACACTATACCCAGTTCCGTTTCTTGTAATATCAACTGTTAAGTTTACTCCCGAACCGGAAGTAACGTATCCTGGATTATTATATACAACAACAGCATCAGGCGCGGTGCCGCTAATTGTAAAGGTCAAAATCTCTCCACCTGTATCGACACTATCAACTGTAAATAATAGATCATTAGTAAAGTCTATACCATTAACATTCCAAACAGTACCTGCTACCTTTAATCGATCATTAACACTATAACCTGATCCTATACTGTTTAACGTTACAGAACTAAACACATTATCAGTAAATGTAATATCAAATGTTGCTCCCGAGCCTGTTCCCCCATCTGGATTAGGAGAACTGTTAATAACAGCATTACCATCAAAGCCAGTGCCAGAAACAATAGTTAATCCAGTAACTGTTGATCCGCTTAACGTGGCTACACGTAAATATAAGTCGTTAGTTGGTGATTCACCTTGCAATGACGTACCAGGAATAAAAAGATTATCTCCTACGCGATAGTTGTTACCACCTGAATTAATAGTATTAATAGTATATACGCCAACATTGTTTTCAACGTTAACGTTTAATCCAATACCTGTTGAACCAATATTAGTTGGAGAAACATTGGCATATGTTCCTTTATTTCCTATAATAGGAACTTCAAATGGATCGGAAAAAGATAATGTTGTAGGAGTTACTGTATCAACAAATGTAGCAACGCCGTCACCACGATCAGCACCTAAGTTTTCTACTATGCCAGTAGTATCTTCAATATTTAAAGTATTTTCACCTATTAAATAATTTCCTACAATAACAGGAGTTATGTATTCGCCGCCGCCAGCACTAGTATCAATAACACCAGTAACTTGTGTTCCTTCTACTAAATTAGCGTTTATTAACGGAGCACCAATACCTGGACTATCTCCATCAAACGGAATTCTTGTTTCACCTGCTTCAACATCAAGTTGTACAAAAAGATTTCCAGCAAACCCTGGATCTAAAACACTAAAGCCTTGAGCTGCAATGCTAAAGTTAGGGGAACCAATTGCTGCGCCAGTGTATAAGCCTGCTTTACGCAACTGTGTATAACCTGTTAATAAAGATTGGCCAACTGATGTTCCTACTTTTGCTTTTGCATAGTATGTAAATGTAATATCATCTATAATATCTAGTGCAAGAAATGAGCCTTCAGCTCGCGCTGAACCAGAAACACTTGGTTCTAATGCTTTAAGAGTAAATGGATCACCTTCACCAAGATTATGTGGTGCCTGGGTAACAATAGTAATTAAGGATTGTCCAACTCCGTCAGTACCATCTGAAGCATCAGTTGTAATAGAAAATATGTCCATTTCTGTACCTGGAAGTTCGTATATTGAAGGATAACCCCTTAATGTACCAATAGCACTCCACTTAGTAGGCTGTAGACCATATTCAAAGTCAGCGTCAAGCATAGCCAATGGTGGTGCAACACGCATACGTTCAATAGCATCTGTGCCAAAATCGTATGGTCTAATAGTTAATTCTTTTTCTTCTACAAATACTTGTATATCATCGTTTGCTGACATTGACGATGTATTGTAATTTAAGTGTATTGTAGTAATAGTGTCAGTTGTTTGTAAGAATTTTACAAAATCTTCGTCGTAACCTTTTCTTTTGTATGTTACAAAACCACCAGTTAGATTATTACCAAAATTATAAATTATTTCATTAGACGAAGTATTTGTAATTAACAGTATGTCTTCTAAATCAAATTTACCTTGTAATTTAATGTATCCTTTGCCGGTTGCTTCGTATCCCGGTAATGCGGACAATCCTGATGTAATAACATTAATAATAATGCTTGATAGTGCTGTAATTCTTCCTGAGGCTGTGCCTTCTGCTGTTTTAGTTTCATCAACAAATTGTAGTGTTGTACTTAACGCTGTATAAGATGCATCATTATTTAAAATATAAGTGTTAATGAGGTCTCTTATAAATCCGTGTGTTTGAATTTCAGGTTGTCGGTCACCATCAACTTGAGCAACTGTTCCGTCCCAGTAGTATTGAACAATCCTATATGTTTCTGAATTGCCGCCGTAACGTAAATCGTGTAGGTATGCATCAATGACATACCCAACATCTCTTTCACACTTAGTTTGATTATAAGTATAGCCTACAAATCCCGACGTACCTGCATCAACTTGTGCTTGTATCCAAGCAGTTGCTTCTTTTTGTATAAACTCTTTATTTTCGTTTATTAAAAAATAGGCGTTGGGATTTAAGTTTTCTAATGCACCAATGCCTGGTTTAAATACGTAATTTTTAATTTGTTTTTTTGCCATAATTTATAATCCAAACGCTACAGCCAGTGTCAACGCTGTAGAATCAACATAATCCTTGTTTGTTACCGACTCTGCACTTATTGGAACATTTTGTACTACAGCAGAAACAAATGTTGCTGTAGACGGAGTTGTTGATCCAATAGGTGTATCTTCAATAGTACTGTTATTTATAGGAATACTTAACCCCGAAGCATTTATACTTCCAACAAGGTTAGTACCTACTTTTAGTTGTATTCCTCCTTCACCGTTTATTTCTAAAGGAGAATTAATATCTTGACTGCTAGTAATTTCGTTAACTTGTAATATAGAATCGTTAGCAAAGATAATGTTGCCGCCAATTTGTAAATCTTTGGCTATACCTACGCCGCCGTGAATTCTTAATGCACCTGATTCTGGAGATGTTGCGTTTGTTGTGTTAAAAATTTCAACAGTATCAAATACTCCTTCAGGATTAATAATTTCTATAGTTCCTATTTCAGAACCATTTTCGTTTTTATAGAGTAGCGTATCAGGTGCAGATGGA